ACTTAGAGATTACGGAACAGCATTACCAGAGGATTGAGTATGGAAAAACCATTGGGAAAATTGCAATTTGGGATAAACTGGAAGACCTATTCAGTGTTCATCAGAGGATTCTGCGAGAGATTTCAGATAATCCGAACGGCAAAGAAGCTCGTCAAGGGAAACATCTAAAATAGAGGATATTTTTAACAGTTTTTGGATGTTTGGTTCAGATGTCCCTAATTCGTAACGCTGATAGGCATTTGGAGCCATTGATAGCAATTCAGCCATTTGTTTTTGGGTTTTTCCCCTGCTTACACGAACTTTTTTTAAACATTCATTAAATTTCATATAACCTCCTAAAAAAGCATTGACACAACAGAAAGTGTTGTGTATAATAAGGGAAAACACAACAGAAAGTGTTGTGTTAAGCTATTTATATTAACGCTTTATTCTATCACAGATGTTTGCTGGTACCGTATAAAAAACGCGAAAAGCAAACTTAAGCAGGAGGTAATTTCTATGATCGCAGACAAAGTTAAAGCATTAGAGCAGGAAAACACAGAGTTAAAAGAGCAGGTAAAATTGTTACAGGATATGTATGGAGGAGCGGTTGAGCTTCCCAAAAACTGCGAGTATTGTAGAAACTTTCAACAGTACTACATCAGAACTGGAAACTCGTATCATCCAGTATACAGCGGCTATTGCGTAGCTGGGAACCGAACAAGAAAAAGAAATACGGACGAGACCTGTAAATCCTTTGCTAAGAAATCGTATGGCAAAAATTTTATCTAGACATTGGACAGGAAAATAAAGAGAGAATGGGGAATGCACATGAATTATATTTCGATAATCAACTCCTTCTGGGATGCGGCCGCGCTGAATCCTTTATCTGCGGGGCAGGTATCGCTATACTTTGCGCTGTTGCACGTCTGCAACAGGAACCGCTGGGAAGAGTGGTTTCAGGCGCCTAATCAGGTACTTTCCGTACTGACAGGCTTATCCAGATCAGGCATACTAAAAGCAAGAAAAGAGTTAAAGGAAAGAGGTATGATTGACTTTGAGGAGCATGGCACCAAGGCGACTGCATACAAGATTATGTCAGATAGTACGCAAGATAGTGTGCAAAAAAGTACGCAAGATGGTGTGCAAGATAGTAGCACTATAGCAAAAAGTACGCAAGTTAGTGTGCAAGATGGTGTGCAAGATAGTACGCAAAATAGTAACACATTATATAAACATAAACAAAAAACAGAAACGGAAACAGAGAGACCCCCTATATCCCCCATAGAGCGGTTTGAGGATTTTCTGGCCGAGTACCCGAAAGACAGCAATCGCTTTATGACAGAGCACGAGTATGCTACTTTGCTGCTGATGGAGAAAGTAACGGAGGACGATCTGGTACAGGCGGCAAAAAACTATGCTGAGGCTTGTAGACTGGAGAGGAAGCCGGAAAAGTATATCAAGAATGCTGAGAACTTTTTGCGGGAACTTGTGTTTGACCAGTATCTTCCTGGGAAGTACAAAAAGCCTGTACAGCAAGAGTCTGCAACTGAAAAGGCAAAAAACAAATTTGTTGAGTTCCCGCAGAGGCAGTATGACTATGACAAGCTGGAAAAAATGCTGTTGGGAGGTGGTTAAGTGACAGACGGAGAGATATGCAGAGAGTACAGGGCGGCAAAGCATAAAGGTCAGCAAGTCGAGATTTTAGCGCAGCTCAACCGCTTGGAAGAAGCAGAGGTTGTCGACATCCTGCTGAAAGGTGGGGAAAAAGTAAGGTACTTCCCTTTTCCGAGGGGCAAGAGGATAAGACGAGAGTTGAGCGACGGGGAGTACTGCTGCATCATGACAAAGAGACTGGAAGAGCTTGAGCAAAAGCTGGCAGAGATGGAAAAAGAGTACTGCTTGATTGCCGAGATCATGAAAAGTTACCCCATGACAAAGGAAGAGAGGGAAGACAGTGAAAGCAGTCGTGAAGTACCCAGGCAGTAAGTGGAAGATAGCAAGCTGGGTTATCAGCCACTTCCCAGAGCATCACAGTTACTTAGAGCCTTTCTTTGGCAGCGGGGCGGTACTTTTCAGTAAACCCAGATCAAACATAGAGACAGTAAACGATCTGGACAGCAACGTGGTGAACCTTTTTGAGTGGATAAAGAAAGACCCAGAGCGGCTAGCCCACGAGATATACTGGACGCCGTATGCCAGACAGGTCTATGAGGATGCCTTTGCAGCAGTACCAGAAGACAGCCTACAAAAAGCAGTGTCTTTCTACATACGCCTCAACATGGGGCACGGCTTCCGCACAACCGGAGAAAAAGTCGGCTGGAAAAACGACGTCCAGGGCAGGGAGCGCGCCTATGCAGCACAAGACTGGTGTAACCTACCAGAGAAGATCATGCAGGCAGCAGAGCGGCTCAGGGGCGTACAGATCGAGTGCCGGCCGGCAGTTGAGGTTATCAAGCGATTTAACCATGAAAAAGTATTGATCTACTGCGACCCTCCATAAATGCTGGAGACCAGACATGGGAAGCAGTATCGCTGTGAGATGGGTGATAGAGCACATCGGGAGCTTTTAGAAGTCCTGCTGCGGCACAAAGGCAGTGTCTTGATAAGTGGCTATGATGCAAAGCTATACCAGGACATGCTTAGTGGCTGGGAGAGGCGCGAGACATACAGTTACTCCCAGACGTGTGAGAAAAAGAAAGAAGTGCTCTGGATGAACTTTAAACCGGAAAAACAGATAAAACTTTTAGATATGGGGCTGAGATAGGAGGATAAAGAGGAGATTGTGCCGAAATTTAAGGCATTTCAAGAGATTGTGGGCTGGGACTACCGGAAAATGGGTGTATATGTCTTGTGCAACTTTGACACGACACTCGACCAGGACTTAGAAAGGATATATACGCTAAGGGATTTAGGCTATACCCCTTATGTCATGATCTATGAAAAAGAAAAGCTCAAAAGGGGAAGTGATCTGAAAAGGCTGCAACGGTGGGTCAACTCAAAGACGGCTTTTGCAGCAGTCAAAGGCTTTAGAGACTACAAGTAAAGAAAGAGGAGTGAAGAGATGGTAAAAAAGAGTATGACAGAGGCGGAGACGATCGGTGCCCTGGAGGAACTCCAGGAGTACCGCAAGATCGGAAGTATTGAGGATCTTAAAAACCTGTATTATCTGCGAAAGCGGTATGAAGATGAAACCTATGACTATTGTGGAGAGCATGGCGCAAGTGAGTGTGGAGCCAAAGCGCAGCTTGAGCGGCTGAAAGTATACGAAGAGATTGGCACAGTGGAAGCAATTGCAAAAGTAGTGAGATTTTTTAGCGTTGATGCTGATCACCATACGATCACGGAAAAGTTAGATATGCTGGCGGAGTACAAAAAAATCGGCACAGTCGAGGAAGTCAAAGAAATTTTACAGCTTATCAGTGAAGGGCAAGAGGATGTTGACGAGAGCGGCATCAGTACAGGGCTTTTACATACGCTTTTGGAGTATGGCCAGTACAAAAAAATCGGTACAGTAAAAGAGTGCCAGGGGGCGGTGGAGAAGCAGAAAGCAAAGAAAGTCGGCGTATGGGGTGATGGTGTCGGCGATGATGGAGAAATCCTTTATGACATGTACACTTGTCCAAACTGCGAAAAAGACTATGAAATTGATTACCACGACTATGAGTACTGCCCTGAGTGCGGCCAGCGTATGGATAGGAGTGAGACATAAGACTATGGAGAGTGGAAGATATAAAGTAGTTGATGGTATAAACATCTATATCTGCGGAACAGGGCAACTGAAGATTCCAGAGGGAAAGACTGTGGAAGTGAAAGAAGACGGATCTGCATATGTTGATGGAGAAAGAATTTCGATTAGGCTTTTAGAATTGAGTGTGTCCCATCTTAGGAAAGTGCTTTAGAGTGAGGAGGAAAAAAGTTATGGCAAGTGGTTTGGTATATGTTTGCAGTCCATACCGTGGCGATACAGAAAGAAACGTCACGTATGCAAAGGAGCTGACAAGGGCAGTGTTGGAGTATGGCTATACGCCGATCACACCGCATCTATATCTGACACAAGCCCTTAATGATGAAATCCCTAAAGAGCGGGAGCTGGGCTTGCTGGCAGGCCAAGACCTGTTAAAACACTGTGGGTATATCTTGATTGGCAGCAAATATGGAATTTCTGAGGGTATGCAGCAGGAGATCATGATTGCCCGTGAAGTAGGGTTAAAGGAGCTTGCAGTGACAAAGAAAGGGCTTACTGTGCTTTATCCATAGAGCGAGAACGCAGAGGAGGGAAAAAGTGAAGAGATTAACGGGCTATGACGAAAAGGGGAATGTTTTCTCTTGCGAAGAAGAAAGGTTGTTAAATGCCAGCGGCTTAATCAGCAAAGATGATATGTACAAGATCATGATGCACTTAGCTGAAAAGTTGGCAAAGTATGAGGATTTAGAGGAGCAAGGACGGTTGTTGAAATTGCCTTGTGCTGTAGGAGATACAGTGCATACACTTAACCCGCTGCCGAGTGGGAAAACGGTTATAAGCGAGACAACAGCAGACGCTTTCTTCTGTGCACTGTGCACTTTAGAAGGCAGGTTTGGAAAGACTGTTTTCACAACGCGAGAAGAGGCAGAGTCAGCGTTGAAAGAATTGGAGAGGGGTAAGGGAGAATGAGTAATGATTTGATTAGCAGAAGTGCATTGATGCAGTCTTTGAGAAACAATGTGTTGGTTGATTTGACATCAAATCTGGAACAGGCGATTGATGAACAGCCAACCGCCTATGATGTGGATAAGGTTGTGGAGAAGGTGGAAAGTAGGAAAAGAATTCTTGAGGTTGCCAAAATCCCTAAAGCGGCAAAGGCAGCAGCAAGCAACGCTTTTATGATGTCATTAGAGGATATAAAATCTGGCGGCATTGAGCAAAAAAAGAAGGATAAGAAAAAATGTTGATTGAAAGAAAAGTCCAAATTGAAGCGATAAAAACAAAAAGTTATATGGCGGGCAAGGCGGATGGTGTGGTTATGTTCACACAAGGACATTATATTGTATATGTTCCAGAGAAAGACTGCCTTATCGACATCTCCAAGATCGGAGGACTTCGGAAAGAGTTTGTAGAAAAGTATAACGCGAATGAGGTTGAAAAGCTGTTAAAGCCAATTGGATTGACAAAAAAGATGCTGCTTTATATAGGGGCAACATTAAGGCTTTTTGAAAACAAAAAAACCGGAGAAAGGATTTGGCTGGATAAAAAATATGTTAAAAAATTTGAAGGATGCAGGCCCTATTCGGTAGACATGGGAGAAAGAGGCAAAGCTATCGTGTTTAAAAGAGGTGGAAAGATCGTTGGGTTGGTTCTCCCCGTGGCGGTACCAGAAGAAATGGAGGACAAGAGTGTATGAGGTGTTTGAACTGTGGGCGCGACTTCACTCCAACGCGCTCCGATCAGATGTTTTGCCGTAAAAGATGTAGAGACAAGTACTGGTATATCCCTGCTCCTAAGTGCTCCGAGTGTAGCAGTCAGAAGACATGTGGAGTTGCGAACACAAAGAAAAAGTACGCGCCAAAAGAGTGCCCACAGAGAGCATAAAAAGATTGCAGAAGATGGAAGGAGGTGAGAAAAGTACACAGTAGAGCAGATTGTGGAAGCGATTGTACAGGCGGATGAACAGATCATCCAAGCAATGCTGTATCATGACAGGGATGATCTGGAAGATGTACTGAAAGATTTTCTGCACTGAGGAAAGCTAGATGCAGCAGGACACGGTATCATCCTTATGGGGATAAGATATATCACAGTAGCAAAGAGACAAAGCAATCCTGCTGGGGAACATCCCTGGCAGGGGAGAGGAGGGAAGAAAGTAAAGAATGGGAGGATATAAGCAGAAAGTAACCACTATGCCGCGTATAGAAGTTATCCCGTGTGAAGCACTGACAGAAAAGCAGTGTTATCAGCTTGAAGAGATGCTTTGTGAGACAACTTTAAAATATCTTAGGTACATAGGTATAGAAGTGCCGTCCGTGGCGCATGGCACCAATACAGGTATTGACCCTTATGCGCCTTTGGAGTTTCGCGACAACTGCGGAAAAAGCGCGATAAGGCTATCTGAGTTGATGGCGGATAAAGCAGGGAGTGAGAAGGAAGAAAGTAGAAAAATGCAGAGCCATTGGATATGCAGCTCTAACGCTGTATCATGTCGGGACCCGCGGGAGTGTAAGCAGTGTTCTTTAGGTGAGAGCTGTAGGGGCTGCAAAAACCAATTTACAGAGATATGCAGCAGTTGTTGGAACCGCAAAGAGTTAAAAGATATGGTGGTAGATATGCGGGCAGAGTTAGAAAGATATAGAGAGATTGAAAGCATAAAAGAGTGCAGAGAGTTTAAAGACATAGTGAAAGGCAGATGCAGCAGGGATGGATAGAGAGATGTTATCTGAGTATATACATGCATGTATACTACTCAAGGAGCTGGGGGAGATAAGGAAAGATTATGAGGATGGTAAAGAGTTATGCAGACAAAGGGAAGAAGCAGCACAGATCAAGAAGAAAGTAGAAGCATGGATAGCGACCATACCTATGCGCATGAGGCGGATTGTAAAGTATAAGTTCTTTGAAGAGCTAACCTGGGAAGAAACAGCGGCCAGGATTGGAGGGAAGGCGACAGGAGATGGCATCAAGAAAGAATTTCAAAGATTTTTAAAAAGAACAAAAGTTTGTCCCGATTGTCACTGAATGTCCCGACAAGATGTGCTATGATGCATCTATCAAATAATAATTTTTCAAAAATTTCTAAATCAGAATACTTTTCATATAAATCACAGAAAACCCAGGGGGAGATATGGCGCGCGAGTTCGCAAAAAGATTTTATGATAGCAGTGCATGGAAAAAAAGCAGAGCGGCTTATATCGCATACAGAAGATCAGTGGATGGTGGAATGTGCGAGACATGCAGTGCAGTTCCTGGATATATCGTGCATCACAAAACAGAACTTTCACCAGAAAATATAAACAATCCAGAAATTACATTAAATTTCGATAATTTCAAATTTGACTGTCATATATGCCACAACAAAGAGAGGAAGAGACGGGAGGAAGCGGAAGGGCTAGTAACATATGAGTTTGACACGGATGGGATGCCAATAGGACAATCCCCCCCTGAAATAAATTAGAAAAAGCGCCTGCCCCGCCCGAAAGCCTCCCCTCCACTTAACACACGGGTCGCGCGTGAGGGGGGTGTGGTATAAAAAAGGGGGTGGAAAGAGATGGGAAGAACCAAAAGTTATGACGAGATGACAAAAGAAGAGATCATCAAGAAGGAAAAAAGTAAATTTTCCGCCATCTGCAAAAATATAGAGCCAGGACAGAAAAAAGCATTGGAAGCCCTGGTGGGAGAAGCGGCGTTTATGGGGGCGTCACTTTTTGAGTTAAGAAAAGCGATAGACAAAAAAGGCTATACAGAAAAGTACCAAAACGGGGCTAACCAAAAAGGGGTAAAAAAGTGTTCTGAGGTAGAAATATATAATGTCATGATAAAAAATTACACGGCGGTCATAAAGCAGATCATGGAAATTGCTGAAAAAAATGGCAAAAAAGTAGAAAACGGAAAAGAGAATGATGATGATTTTTTTGCATTTTTAAAAATGAGGCCATAAGGATGGAGTAAACGGATGTGGAAGTACAAAGACTGGCAGAGGCGTATCAAAACCCGATTTTAGAATACTGGAAGACCATACAACATAAACCGCTGTTATCTAAAATCGAACTTTTACAAAGAGAGATACAAAAGGCGGAAAAGAAAAAAGAGATCAGCGAAGCGGAGCTAGAAAAGAAGAAAAAAGAGTTAGAAAATCTTCTTTCCGAAAAAGAGGAGCTTAAAAAAACAGGCCCTATTGTAAATACAAGCTGGAAAGTTTTTTACATCTATCAAGAAATTGTAACGAATATTCTAAACAATCCACAAAGCGAGTGGGAATACAGTCCAGTAAAAGCAAATCACGTAATTTTGTTTGTCGAAAAATTCTGCAAGCACTCCAAGGGGGATGCTGGCGGAAAACCATTTCTTTTGGAAGTATGGCAAAAAGCACTCCTAGCCGCATCTTTTGGAATTGTAAGCAAGGAAACAGGGCTGAGGAAATACCGAGAGGTATTTTTGATGGTGGGAAGAAAAAACGGAAAGAGTACACTTGCGGCGGCGCTTGGATTATATCTGCAGCTTGGGGATGGGGAAGGCGGTGCAGAAGTTTATGCCTTGGCAACCAAAAAAGATCAGGCAAAAATTATCTGGCTGGAAGCCAAGAAGATGGTCAAAAAAAGCCCTGAATTGCTAAAGTTGGATAAGCCTTTAGTTGCAGAACTGACGGCGGATTTCAACGATTCTTCTTTTAAGCCTTTGGGCAGGGACTCTGATACCCTGGACGGATTAAACGTCCACGGCGCCACAATGGATGAAATCCACGCCTGGAAAGACGACAACCTGTATGACGTTATCGTGGATGGAACGAGCGCAAGAAGCCAGCCTATGGTCTTTATTGTTACCACAGCAGGAACCGAGCGAGAGCACATCTTTGATAAAAAATATGCAGAAAGCAGCAACCTGATAAATTTTCTCAATGGGAAAGAAGGGTACAAGGATGAAACCTTGTTTCCGGTAATCTATGAATTGGATGATCGGGACGAGTTGACGGAGCCAGAGTGCTGGATAAAGGCAAACCCAGGGCTTGGATCCATCAAAAAAACAGAAACCCTGCAGGTAAAGGTAGAGAAGGCAAAAACAAACTCTAGTGATGTAAAAAATCTGCTTTGCAAAGATTTTAATATCCCAGAGACCACAAAAGCGGCATGGCTTACAAAACAAGAGGCAGACAATGAGGCAATTTTTGATATTGTGAAATTGCAGCCAAGATATGGGATAGGCGGCGTGGATTTATCCAGTACAACAGACTTAACGGCCGCGAAAGTGCTGTTTATGGTTCCGAATGATGAACTGATCTATCAGATGTCTATGTATTGGGTGCCGGAAGATTTGGTGGAACAGAAGGTAAGGGAAGATAAAATCCCCTATGATCTTTGGATAGAAAATGGCTATGTGCGTACATGCCCAGGAAACAACAATCATCCTAAATATGTTACACAGTGGTTTTGTGAAATTCGAGACAGCTATGACATATATTTGCCCTGGATAGGCTATGATGCATGGAGTGCTAAGTACTGGGTAGAAGAAATGAAGTCGGAGTTTGGGCAAAACGCTATGATTGCGGTGCAGCAGGGAAAGAAGACACTATCCAGCCCCATGAAAAATTTGAAAGCGCTTTTGCAAAGAAACGGGTTAAATTACAACAACAATCCAATCGACCGCTGGTGCTTTTACAATACGGCGGTTGATGTTGATAAAAATGACAATATCCAGCCGATCAAGACCAGCAACCCGCGGCGAAGGATTGACGGGACAGCGGCGACACTGGACGCCTATGTGGTATTGGAAGAAAAGTTGAACGAGTACTTGACGCTGATATAGGAGGGAAGGCAGTGAGGCTTTTTAACAGAAACAGGGAACCAACAAAAAACAATACGGGAAACGCCATTGCAATGGTGACAACCTACGGAGAAAGTTTCTTTTCGTGGAACGGGAAACTATATGAAAGCGATATAGTTAGGGCGTGCATCCGGCCAAAAATAAAAGCCATAGGAAAACTAGTGCCAAAACATATCCGCTAGGATCCTCAGAGTGGAATTGTGGTAAATCCAGAAGTTTACATGAGA